ACCGGGAATGGCAGATAGTCGCGACGTTAGGGACACACTGATTCGTGACGACCTTATGGCCGCCGGAGCTCGCGCCCCACGGGTCGGTTTCCCATTCTGTGAGCGACGGCGGCGGCCCCGTGTTCGCCCGGTTAAACGAGTCGGTAGCCGTCGTCAGTGTCGGAGACGCTGACGAATACTGCGCCGTGCGCGGCCATATGGGCGGCCGCAGGTTGACTCGGATTCGCCGGCCTATCTCGAGCCCGAGCGCGGCCGCCCATAGTGACGCGTCGCCGACGGCGTCGTACTCCATCCGGCGGACGTCGAGAAGGGGGTCCGACCGTTGATTGACGATGTACGTTGCCATCGTGAGCGCGTCGCCGTCGGTCGAGTGAAACGTCGACACGGCTTTCGAACGCTTCCCGTAGCTATCAATTGAGCTCGCCCGCTGGTAGTTCTGAGCGGTGCCGCCCGTCCGGGTCACGGTGCAATCGTTCACGATGTCGTCGACGTCCAACGACGGGGTGAGCCGCCGATACGTGTACTCAGGGAGCGCCCCGGATTGGTCATCGCCGAAGACCGCGGAGATGCCAACATAGAGCCCCGTCGTGCGGCCGAGCCTGCCCTGAAACACGACGTAGCCGCGCCCGTCAATGAACGCGATGCCGTACTCGGTGTCTGCCGCCGTCTGTATCTCCTCGAGTACAGTCTGGCCGTCCTGCGGCGTGACAGTGTGCGCCTGGCATTGATCGAGCCCGGAGTCGATCTGCCGGCGCTCGGCCGGCCATAGGTCGGTATCGAGGGCGGCGCCGACACGCGTTCCGGTTAGCTGTATCCCGTAGGACGCGGTCGTGATCGTGTCGCGTGAGAGCCACGCGAACGCGTCGACGGCGATTAGCGTTAAATCTTCGTCGTCGACGCTTTCGTCGTAGTCCATCGGCCACCGCTCGACGAAGCCGGTAAACACGGGGTACACCTCGCCGCCAAGCGTCGCCGTGATCTGTATGCCCTGCATCGGCTTTAGCGAGCCGTAGTGGGGGCTCGCGATGTTCGTCGGGTCGAGCGCCCGGTCCGCGTTCGAGAGAACGATCGTGGCGGTGCCGGCGTCCGACCTGCCGAGCTCGCGCTCGCGGCCGCGGCGGAACGAAAACGATTTGAGCCGACCGGCCATATCGGTGTAGACGGGCGCGGCGTCGCGCGGTAGCCCGGTCATCTGGATACCACACCTGAATGTCGCCGGCCCGTAGTACGCGGGTCGTGTCTGCGCGAGCGACAGTAGCAGCGTCACGATTGACGCTCCCGAGCTCGAGCGCGAGCTCCTGGTCGACGAGCTCGGCTCATTCCTCCGTGAACCGGATTGATACGTAGCCCTTGACGGTCGCGAGCGCGGACGCGTCGATCGTGACGGCCCACCCTTCCGCGTTGCCGGCCCGCATGGTCGGTTGGTCGCGCTCGTCGAGCCCGGCCGCCGAGTAGAGTACGACCCACCCAACGGGCACGGGTGGATTGACGGTGCTGGCCGCCGCGGTAATCCCGAGGTTCCATTCGACCTGCCCCACCGGGCTACCCGTTTCGGTGCCTGTCGTCGTCGGGAGCGCCAAGCATGTAGCTTCCGCCGCCGCGTCCGACGGGTCAAACAATGCCGGCGTGATCGCCGGATTTCCGGTCGCCGGCGTCGTCGCGCTCGACAGCCGGATAAGCTCCGCCACGACGAGCGCCGCCGCCGTGGTCGACTCGATCGCCACGGCGACGTATGACAGCCTTACGGTCTTGGTCGCAGCGGCCCCGTGGAAGATCGTTGCGTACTGCTTGCGGCCGGCGGCACCAAACGCGTTAGAGAGCGCATACGGGCGGGCGGCGAGCCGGTAGACGGCGGCGTACTGATTGAGCGCGCGTGGCCTGACCGCCCACGGATTGCTCGTGTTTGCCGCGCCCTGCGCGACCTGCAATCCGTTCGACGTGACGAGAGCTTTCCCGGTCCCGTCGAGCGTGCCGTCCATGATCTTCACGTACTGCACCCTCACGGTGCCGAGCGTGCCGTCAGCGACCTCGTCGCATGCGATCGTTACGCCCGAGCCCGGCGTAATCGCGACATTGTCAGCCATTCCCGATCGCCCCCCCTTCCGTTAGCTTTGCGTCCAAATGCCGATACCGCGCCGGTCGTGCCGACGGAGCTCGTTCGCGATCGGTAGAGCGAGGTCGGCCGCGGCCCGCTCGAGCGACGTCCCGACGATCGTCCCCGCGTGCACGTGCACGTGTAGGTCGCCGCCCACTCTGGCCCCTGCGAGCACGGGCGGTCGCACGGCGCCCGGTGCGGCCGCGCCGCCGACCGTGGCGGCGACCGGCCCCAAGTCGAGCCCGGCGAGGAGCATCGGCGCGAACCCTGCCCACCAGCGATCGAGCGACGCGAGCGGCCCCTCTTTGGCCGGCGATTTTAGTTGCAGGATCGCCGCTACCTTCTCCGCGAGCGTGCGGACGGTGCCGAGCACGTCGTCGAACGATTCGCGGAGCCCCTTCGCGAACGCCTGCCCTAGCTGCTGCCCGCTCTTGTCGAAGCTGACGCCGAACGAGCCGAGCACCTTGAGTACGCGCTCCTTGGCTGTGCGCCACGCGCCCGGATACTTCTCGAGGTTCTTCTCGAGGTTGCTTAGCATCGTCTCGAGATGGCGCCGCATGAGCTCGCGCGAGGCGGTGTATTCCTTCTCCCGCTCGGCCGCCTCGCGCTGCGCCTTCACACGCGCCCGCTCTGCCTCTTTCTGCGCGACCACGACTTCATGCGCGGCCTTCCGGTCGGCCGCCCCACGTTCTTGCGCGGCCTTCCGCTCGAGCGCCGCCACGTGCTGGTTGTAGAGCGCATTATCGAGGGCTGTCTGAGCCGCCTTGATCTTCTCGGCGTCGCCGCTCTCTTGCGCCGCGGATAGCTGCGATTTCGCGTCGGTGGTAGCTGCGGCTCGCGCGTCGGCGTCGTGTTTCGCCTGTAGCGCGGCGAGCGCCTTCTCGGCCGGCGTCAGCGCGGCCCGTGCGCGCTCGATCTTTTTGAGCGCCGCCGATAGCTGCCGGTCAATCCCGGCGAGCACCGTCGTAAGGTGCGCCTGAATCCGGCCCGCCCCGATCGTCGTCGACGCGTCGAACGCGCGCATAGAGTCAGACGCAAGCTGGCCCCACGCGTTCGAGACAGCCGACCGGCCGGCGGCGGCGGCGTCTTCAGCAGCCTTCAGGACTAGGTTGATGGACGACAGAAACCTTGTCATTCCGCCAATCACTGAGTCCGCGAACCCTTCGACGATGCCCTCGCCCATCGGTTTGCCGATAGTGTCGCGTGTGTATTGCGACGGCGAGCCAAAACGGAGCCACTTTTTGAGCCTGTCAAACGTCCCCAAGATGCCGCCCTTTAGCTTCGCGAAGAGGATGTCAACGATGCCGCCGAGCCCGTCGCCGATGCCGTCGACGATCGCGCGGCCGACGTTCATGGCGAAGGCGCCCGCGCTGCCGACCGCGTTTTGTAAGACCGTCCAAACGTTTCGTAACGCCTCGAGTACCTTCTGGTCGATAAGGTCGGCGCCCTTTTTGATCTGCTTCCAAAGAACGGTGCCGATCGATGTTGCGAGTTTAATCGCGATCGTCAACACGGCCTTTAGCCGCTCCTCGATCATATCCTTAATTCCAGTGAAGATTGTTACGACAAGCGATTTGAGAGCGCCCCAAGCTTCGCCCCAGTCTCCGTGAAGGACGGCCATCGCGAGACGGATCACGCCGCGGATGATTTTCAGAAAGACCCGCAGGTCGGTTTCCATGATGTTCCATAACGCCTTAACGATCCTCGCCATAGGCGGCCATAACATCTCGAAAATCTCCCGTATCCGTTGTGTCGCGCCCCTGACCGCCTCCTCTATTTCGTCCCAATGTTTACGGACGTTGCCGACAAGCTGACTGAACAGACCGCCGATAAACTCGATGCCCGGCTGAATGAACCGGAACGCGGCGACGACGCCGGCGATTGCTGCCTGGACGACTGCCGCGATCGTCGACCAGTGCGTCCGAAAGAACCCGACGAGCGTGGAAAGCGCGGTGCCGATCGCGCCAAACACGGCGTCAAACACAGCCTCGATTTCCGGCCAATGCCCGTTGACCCACTTGAGAACGCCGTTCAGCGTCGGAAGGAGTTTCGTAGTAAGGTTGGCGGCCATCTCGTCGAACGAGTTACGCGCCTTCGCGAGCTCGCCCGGTAGTGTCTTCCCGAACGCTTCCGCTGACCCGCCGAACTCCTTATTGAGCTCGGCAAGGATGGTCTTTTGGGCGCCCATCATGTCGCCCGCTTCGACCATCCCCTTAATCATCTTTTTCTGATCCGCCGTGAATGTCACGCCGACGCGAGACAGCGAGCTAATACCCGCAATCGGATCATTAAGCGCCTTCCCCAACTGGATTGCGCTTGCACTCACATCCTGATTGAGCGCGCGTGACATATCGACAAGCGTCGCCGTTGCCTGGTCGAAAACTCGATCGCCGGCGGCGACGCCGTTCTTGAGGTTCGTAAACGTCAGTAGCAGATTCGCTCCCGACTGAATCGCCTCATCGTCGACAGCAGACATAGCCGACAGCGAGCTCGTGAGCTTCGACATGCCGGCGGCCGTCACGTTCGCGGCGCCCCCCGTACTCTTGAGAACGGCCGCCGTCTGCGCCGCCACTGTCTGCGCTTCGCTGATCTCGCCGAAACCCACTTTAAGAGTGGCCAAGAGCCCGCCGCCGATAGCGCCGGCGGCCCCGAGCGCGGCGACCCCGACCCCCTTCATAGCCTTTCCGAACCCGCCGGCGCTCCCCCGCGCATCCGAGAACGCGCGATTAAGCCCCTTCGTGTCGCCCGTGATGACGACCTCTAACTTACGCGCCATCCGTCACCCCCTCGACCTCGCCCGCTCGAACTCCCCCTCGAGCGCGCGTAGCTGCGCCTTCATAGCGGCCGTCTCCGACGGCGTGTACTCGAGAAGCTGCCACGGGTGCACGTGAAACACCTCGGCTAGCCCCGGTTCCCACTCTCCGCGAACGGCATCGAGCGGATCGACGAGCCCGCCGGCGCGTGGTCGCCGAGCACCCCCTCGAGCCTCTCCTCGAGCGTCGCCGGTGGCGGCGAGCCCTCGCCGACGACGCGGAGCTCCAAAGGGTCGCCCGGCGCCCCCCCCTCGACCTCGGCGGCGTCAGCGTCAACCGCTTCCGGATCGGCGACCCAATCGAGCGCGTCCGCGTCAGCGTCGAGAAGCTCAGCGTGAGTCACGGTTGCGCCGGCACGCTCGAGCGCGACGGTCGCCACGGCGAGCATGAGCGCCCACGGCAACCGGCCGGACGTGATCTTCTCGGAGATTTCGCTTGTGTCGAGCCCCGAGAGCATCTCGAGCCGGATCATCTCGCGGTTGGTGTACTTCTCGACGACGGGATACGAGAACCCGTTGAATCGGATAGCAGGCATGGTCGGTCGCCCTTCCCTCGTTTTAGTTGAACCCGTCCGCGATCCGGTCGAGCATCGCGTCGAGATGAGCGAGCACCTCCGGTTCTTTCTTGCGTTTGGCGAACGCGAGCGCCCGCATGTTGCGCGAGCCCCAATCGCCGCGGCGGCCCGTCACGGTGCGCCGCCGTTGCTCAGCGATTGCGGTCGTCCCGCCCTTCACGACGCCGCGCAAACCGCCCGCCGTTCGCAGCGCGGGCGGCGACAGCCGGTGGAAGTAGTCGCGCGCGTCGTCGGCGACAATCTGCGCGGCGGTGCGGAGTTCCCGAGTGAGCCCGCGCCGCGCCTCATCGTCTGCGACCCGTAGTGCGCGGTCGAGTTCACGGAGCCCCTTCACTGTGACTGTCACGCCGCCGCCCTCGCCCGGCTTAGACGACCGTGTCCGTCGTCTGATACTCGACCGCGAGCGCCGGATTCGTGCCGTCGTACAGCCCCTCGAACGGGAGCGACACGGTGATGATCTCCGGCCCCTTGACGTTCGGCCCGTCCACCTTGTCGAATCGCGCCGTGTTGATTGTCGTCTTGAGGTAGTACGAGAGCGCCGCCTCGATGGTCGCCCCCGTCCACGTCGCGACGATCGCCGCCGTCGTGCCGTTGAGGTAGCGATTCCATGCGGTGAGGTCGGAAAACTCCAGTTCGATTTTTCCGGTGACGCGCCGGCGCCCATTTTGGATCGGCTCGGCGATCGTCGTCGTGCCGGAGTAGAAACGGTCATCCGCCAGCGAGGTATCGACGTTGAGCTCGAACCCGAGACAGTTGACGCTAGAGCCGCCGATCGTCACCGCAAGCTGAGCCCAGTGAAACCCGCCGACCGTGGTCGTGTAACTCGCCGAAGCGAGCGACTGCGAGGTGGACATCGCCTGCGCGGCGATGTCGAGCTCGAGAGCGGCCCAGTCGTCGCGATCCTGCGTGATCGAGAACCCCTTCACCTTGCAGCCGGTGAACTCGCGCACGCGGACCGTGCCGCCAACATCGGGCGTGCCGATCTGCGTCGTCAGCCCGAGCCCGAACGGGTCTCCGAAGTCGGCGAACGTGTGCAGCCTCGTGTTCGTTCCGCCCCCAGGCGTCGTAATCGTCGGCGCCGCCCCCATCCCATGTTTGACGAGCATCGAGAACCCTTTGTAGAGAATGCCCGCCGTCTTTTTAAATGTCACCTTGCCGCCGATTTCCTGCGTGCCGCTCTCCCACCTATCCGACCGTTGCACGGTGCCGGAGCTTGCGCCAGCGGACGCGCGCAAGCCGAACGCTTCGACCCGCTTGATATCGACCTCGATTGACTCCTCGGCGAACTCGAGAAATCGCGTCGGCACTACGCGCGTGCCGTATGTGACCTCCTCGGCGAACCCAAGCTGCGCCGCGAGTCCTGACCTGACTGCCATTAGCTATCGCCCCCCTTTGCCGCGTCGGCGGCGTCGTCCTTCCGGCCAGCCTTCCCGGCCGGCTGCCAGTTGCTCGGCTGCTCGAGAAGCGACGCCGCGTGCTCGTCGGACGTCTCGAGCGTGCCGCCGTTCTCGACGACCGGCGACCGGCCATCGGGGAGCGGCACCTCGACGGCTTCGTGCGGCCCCACGTAGATAAGCGTTTTCATGCGTGCCCCCTCGGTTAGATTCGTGCCCTCACGGCGACCGTGACCTTGATGAGAGACTCGCGGACGCCCTGGTCGGACGGCCCGAGCTCGGCGAGCTCAAGCGCGACCACGCCCGCCCACCCGTTGACGATAGACCCGCCGACCGTGAGGTCGGCCCGGATCGCGTCCTCGACCTCAGCGGCGAGCGCGTAGGCTCGCTCGGTCGCCACCTGATGATCGGGGTCGCCCTTCCGTGTTGAGCTCACCCACAAGTCGAGCTCGAAGCGCTCCTCGACGTGACGCGGACCGCCAGCAGAGTAGGACGCGGTCGCGGCTTCCTGCTCGTGCCGGATACCGGCGAGCTCGACATACTCGCCCGGCGGCGCGCCTGGCACGAGCGGCGACCCGTAGCTGACGGTGACGCCGGTGAGCCCGCCGCGGGCGGCGAGAGCGTTCTTGAGCGCGAGTTTCACGGCCGGCGCGATCGTCTTATAGGTCGGCACCCGGTCAGACCCCCGTGAGCCGTTGCAGGTACGAGATAAGCGACCATGCGGCCGCGGGGATCGCCCACGAGCTCGCTGGGTCGGCCTGCGCCTGGCGCGGGTCGTCGAGCCCCTCGAGCGCGTACACGGCGACAGCCCGATCGAGCCACGCGCCCGCCGTCGTGCACGCGGCCGCCTGGATATCGTCCGGTACGCTCCCGACCGCGTTAAAGGCGCCCCACGTGCCGTTAACGCTCACGAGCGGCCCGTCGAATGAACCAGCGTAGGAGCTCGAGCGGAGAAGCGAGCTCGAAAGCTCGACCGCGGTATAGGTGCCGAGCGCGATCGACCCGCCGACCGGCTCGAGCCGGTAGTCGACGTCGACGGTGAGCGTTGTCGCCTTCGCGCCGAGTTCAGGGTTTAGCTTCACTACGGGCGCCGGCGACGCGGCGACGTCGTAAGGATCAAGGTCGACGTAGCGGCTGGATCCCGGCACTCGGAACGTGCGCGTCGTCGCCGACGCCGTCTGCCGTATCTCGCGGCGTACGCGCCGCTGGATCGCGACGCTCGCCTGCGTTATCGCTGTCTGTAGCGCGTCGTCGCGCGCGGTGCCGGATATCTCGAGCCGGTACTTAGCGACCGCGAGCGTCGTAAGGTCGAGTGAACTAGCGCTTACCGGCATCGTGCCGTCCCCTGATCGCGGAGCCTGTCGGACGCGACAAGGTCGCGGGGCGGCCGGCGGCGGCGGGACTCGAGGTCGCCCCCGCGAACCTCGAGCCCCCGATCGCCGGCGTAGAGCGCGAAAGCGTCGCGCCCATCCTGCCGGGGAACCGGCCCCGACCGGCCGGCCCCCCTCTTGTCGCGGCGGAACGTCACCCGGCCGCCCCGTCGGCGTCGTCGGCGCGGCCGCGCCGCTTCGCCTTCGCCTTCGGCTCGACCGTCTCGCCGAGCTTCGCCCGCTCCTCGCGGATGCGCTCCTCGACGAGCTCGACCCGCTCCTTGAGTTCCGCCTGCGTGAGCCGGTCGCCCTTCCCGGCGGCGACCACGGCGAGCCGCTCCTCGAGCCCCTGCTTTTGGGTCTCGAGTGCGACGATCGACGCGCGCACCTGCCCGGTATCGAACGAGTCTGCTTCCACCGCTCCCCCTTCCTCGGCCTAGAACCCGGACTGGGCAATCAGCCCCGTGTCGTAGACCTTCGCGATGCCCTTCGGCTGCCGGCCGGCGGTGAACGCCGAGTAGCCACTGACAGCGAGCCGGATCGTCGACGGCGCGTTCGTGTGCTGCTCGAACAGGAAACGGCGAGGGAACCCGTCGCCGTCCTCCCACGCGACGATATCCGACGTGCGCATCGCGAAGATGACGTCCTCCGTGCCGGCACCAACCGTGGTCGGCACGTTCGCGTCCGTGACGACGGGGAGCCCGAGAAGCGTCCCGACGACCTGCCCGTAGTTGACTGCCGTACCGACGGCAATCGCGTTATACGGCCCGTTCGCGTTCGGCACGACGAACGGCCGATTACTCGAGTCGAGCGAAGACAACATCCACCACCATCGGCGCGGATGCATCAGCCACGCCTGTGCCGACGCGTAGCGGTTGCCGTCGATCTGCGACAGCGCCTTCGCGAGCGGCAGGTAGAGCTCGGGCACGGTCGGAGTCGCATCGGTGTACGCAACCGTGTTGATGCTGCCTGTCGAGATGAGCCCGAGATGTGTGCCGCTCGTGCCGTCGGCCCCGATCGCGGACGCATCGACCTTCGTGAAGTAGTCAGAGACGAGGTCTTGGTAGATCACCTCGTCGACGAGCGAGCCGCGCTCGAGCGCCTGCCGCGAGACGTCCTGCTGGCCGGAGAACGTGCGGACGTTGATGGTCAATAGAGTGTCGTCGATGTTTGTTTCCTGCGCCGCGTCGTTCTCGTTCGCCTGCGCCGCAACCGCGGCCCCGGTCGTAATCCGCGAGATGTTGACCGTCATACCCTCGGCAGGGAGCGGCGCCTTCCGAATCATGTTCCAGAACGGCGCGTTAGCGCGAGCGAACTCTGCCCACTCGTCGACGAGGTACTGCGGCACGGTCAGACCCGCGAAAGCCGACGTTCCGACGTCGCGGAACTCGAGCCCGCGCTCGCGGTAGAGCGCGGCCATCTCGCGGCCGTGCCGCTCGAGCCGCTCCCGTGCCACCGTGTCGCCCGTCCGCTGCGCGAAGTAGGCGTCCGTGAAGAACGAGCCGGAGCCCTGCTTGCGGTACGTCAGCGGCTCGTGTGTGCTAATAGGACGTCCCGCCGCGGCCCGCTCGACCGCCGGATTGTCGGCGGCGACCTTTGCTGCCCGCTCGATGGAGTCGAGGTTCGCGCGGGTCCGCTCGACCTCGGACGCGACCTCGTCGAGCTCCGCTACCAACTTTGAGACCCCCTCGTCGTCGTCGCTCCCCTCACCGTCGCCGCTCTCGGCAATCCGGGCGTTCAGGTCGGCGAGTCGTGCGTATGCCGCCTCATAGGCGGCCTTCGCGCGCTCGATTGCGTTCATTGTGTCCCCCTTCGGGAGTGTTCGTTTGTAAGCTCGACCGCTCGCGCGCGTGCAGCGGCGAGCGCCAGCTTTCGTCGACGAGCGCCCCCCGAGGTGACGCCGGCGCCGCCCCGCTCAACGGTGACGGCGTGCGCCCCGTCCGGCGATCCTGCCGCCGAGCCGGTGACGCCCACAGAATAGCCGGCCCCGTCGGACGTCGCGGCAGGCGGCTCGAGCTTCTGAAGGAACTCCGTCACGGCGTCCGTGCCGGCTTGGTGCGCGTCGTCGAGGAGCGCGAGCCGCTCGAGAGTCCATCCGAGCGCAACCCGGAACCGCGGCTCGAGTTCGAGGAGCTCGTCTACGCATCGGCGCGCGAGCTCGACGAGCTCCGCCGCCCCGGACAGCCCGGCCGGTGTGAGAGCTCCGGCGAGCTCGTCGGCGACCATCCGCTCGACCGCCTGCCGGCGGTTCCGCCGGGCGTGCTTGCCGTCGCCACGCTCGGCGAGGTCGAGAGCCTTCCCGGCCATCGACCGGAGAGTGAGCGCGCGAATCGACGCCGACGTCTGCGGATAGGCGCCCTGTGCGCACGCGCAGACGTCGTAGAGGTCGCCGACCTCGAGCACCCGGTAGAACTCGTCCTCTCGGCCGTCCGGGAGCGTCGACACTGTCAGCGTTTCCTCGGCGATCGTGAACGCGAAAGATGCTTGAGCGACGATGCCGCGCCGCATCTTGTGAGCGAGCCTGACCGCGTCGGGATCTTCCGCGTCGACGCGAGCCTCGAAATACAGCCCGTTTGTGTCCTCGCGGAGATGCAGCCCACCGATCCCGGTTACGTTCGTCGCGGCGAGTACGGACGTCTGATCGTGCCCGTGATTCAGATGGACGAGCCCCTCGCCGGCGGCGAGCCTACTGAGCACGTTCGAGAACGCGCCGGCGGCGATCTCCTCACGAATGCGGAACCAGCGGCCGTCATATAGAACCGTGTCGGAGTCGAACACGGCGGCGTAGCCGCTGACGACGTAGCTACCGTCGCCACTCGCGGTCGGATCGCTCACGCGCACGTCGCGGACGGGCGCCACGGCGAGCCGTAGCGACCCTTCCGGCCTGGCGCCGGAACTCCGAGCCCCGGCCTTCTCGTCGATCATCGTCGCCATACTTCACCCTCCTATCGGTAGTGGCATCCCGGCCGGCGTGCCGCCGACAGGAACGATCTGTGGGATAGAGCCGAGCCCGTCCGGGAGCGGCGGAAGCCCGTCGAGAGCGCGCGCCTCGTCGACCGTCCACTGTCCCGACTGGACCTTCCTCAAGCTGACCTCAGCCTCGGTCGTGAGGTCGCCGCGAATGATCCTGTCTTGGTCGAACGCGGGGTAGTCGCGGGCGCCCGGCCCGAAAAAGTCGATGTCTGCGCGCACGTATTCCTCGATCCGGCGTAGCCGCGGCCCGAGCCCGTATCTCAACCATCGTGTCTGCTCGTGCTCCGGCGTCATCGCGTTAGCGTCCGCCACGCGCCCTGCATCGATGAGCGACGCCGGCACGTCGGTTAGCCGTGCGACGTCGACCGCGCTAAGGTTCATTGAGTCGACGAACAGTGAGTCGCGGAGAGACAGCCCGACGGTCGCGACGGTCGCGCCGCCACCAAACACGCGGAGCTTACTCGCGTTCTCTACGCCGCTGTGCTCCGACTCGAACGAT